GGTCTTAATGTTGTGTCACAAAACATCATTTTTGAGCCTCAAAATCTCGTAGCCGAAGTTCCTTTAGGACCAAGTTTATATCCCGATGGACTCCCAAACTTTAGAACTGGATACTATAACATACAGTCTTATTCCTTTTTCATGGGTTTAGTAAATACTGCTTTCATCACGGCATACAATGCTCTTCGTGTATTAGTGCCCACTTTACCAGCCAATGAGCCACCCATTTTGAACTTTGACAGTGCGACAAATCTCTTTTCCATCACTGGATTAAATAGTCTCTATAACAATGATACAGCACTAAATCCAGTAATCATATTCATGAATAGTCCGCTATACCATCTTTTTGAGTTTTCAAACTATTATGTAGTTTTTAATGGACTTAAGCAAAATCAAATTATCATGAACTCTAACACATCAATCATCGATGAAACAAATGATGTGATTACCAATATTCAAGAAGTATACTCGGTTGATTTGTGGAATACGATTACAAATATAGTAATTACTACAGCCAATATTCCAGCGGTTCAAACAAATGTAGGAAACCCTCAAGTGTGGTATAACGGTGAAGTCTTACCCATCTCAACCAATAACTCAAACACTCGTCAAGTATTGTTAGATTTTCCCTATACTTTGAACTCTGTTAATCAACCTATATCCTATGTTCCAACCGCTCAATACCAACTTTTTGAGATGAATAGTTCAGAACCCCTATATACTATGGATTGGGCAATGTCCTATAGAGCAAGAACGGGATTGTTGTATCCAGTATATTTGAACAGCGGAACAGTCGCATCTTTGAAACTCGGATTCTTCAAAAAGTCGGCATTCAAACATTTAAAAGGCGTAAAATAAGATACAATAAAACGAAAAAAGTTAAAAAACTTTCTAATTTAAAACTATATGTCAGACATTAAAACGGTTACGGTGACTGACTCAAGAATAGCGGATTTAACTCCCGATTTGGTTTACTCAGTTTTTAACGGAGCACAGCAAAACACCTACCAAGGCTTTCCATTCAACTCTGCCTCAAACTCCTCACTCACAGCAAATATCCAAATCCCCTCTGAATCCATCGCCTCTGACGCAAGAGTGCTTTTACAGTCTGACCTCAATCTAACAATCAATTGTGCGAATGTTCCAGTCGGCTCATCAGCCTTTCAGTATGGTTTGACTGACAGTCTGAACAGTTACCCCCTCCAGAGTCTGTTTTCGACCGCATCTCTCACAATCAACAATGCTACCTCATCTACCAACTATAAGGATGTTATGCCTTTTATCAAATTGTTAGAAGATAAAGCGACCCTCGATAAATCCAACTCCACATCACCCGATTTCATCAACGAAACATGGGGCAACTATGCTGATGCCGTTTTATCCAACTCCAATCCTATGGGAAATCTTAACGACATGGCTTACGACAATGCTCGTATTCCTAACGGCTCTTACCCAGCCACTGTTGTCATCAACAGATATGTCGCTGGAGTATATACTGATGCTTCTCCAATTTCTACTGGTGCTAACAACACTTGGGTCATTTACCTAACCTTTAGGGGATTAACTGAACCTTTCTTGTGTCTATCCCCATTCATCAACAACTCTTTTAACAGAGGTGCTCTAATTGGTCTTAACAACATCGCTATGACCATGAACATTGATAGTGGTTGTGCTAAAGTATGGACGACTGGAAACTGCTCGGCGGGTGCTCAAGGTTGGAACTCTTACATCACAAGCATTCAACTTGGAACTCCATCATCAAACTCTCTTGGTTTTACCAACTCAAGACTTTTGTTCAACTTTTTGACCCTTACTGATTTACAGTATTCTCAAATCTCCACCAAATCTGTTACTAACTACACATCATACGACAGATACATCTCTCCATCATCAAACTCTCCAGTCATGACAGCCAACACTGGCGGTTACAATGTGACATTTCAAAACATTCAGTTGTCGCAAGTCCCATCACTCATGGTGTTCGCCCTACGAGTCCCGATGAGTTCGCAGAACTGGTGCTACACTGATGGATTTTTAGCAGTCAGTCAAGTAAGCATCACATTTAACAACCAGTCGGGTCTTATCGCATCAGCCAGTCAAGCCAACATCTACAACATGTCAAGGGCAAATGGTAGTCAGCAGTCTTACAACTCTTTCAGAGGTCAAGCAAACGCAATCCAAGCGGGCGTGGCTGTCACAGTCCCAACCATTGGTTCAATGATTATAGTGGATTGTGCGAAAGACCTTTCTCTCAATGGTCTGCTATCCAACGGCAGTATCGGTCAGTTCAACGTCCAAATCCAGTTACAAGGTGTCACCAACCAAAATCCTTTCCAAGTCCAACCCGAAGGTATTCTCATGTGTGTCAATGAGGGCTTTGCTGTGACTCAGCTTGGTAATACTCAGTTCTTCACTGCTGTCTTATCGCGTGAGAGTGTCCTTGACGCCAAGTCTGAACACCCAGTCAATGTTGTTGATGAAACTCTTTACAAGAGGACTGTTGGTGGTTCAATGAAACCATCTCAAATTGGAAAATATGTTAGAGGTTTGATGAGTGGCGGAAGACATAAAAAAGATAAATGCGAGGAGGGAGGCAAACAGTCATCGAAATCCAAACTCAAACATCTTTTGAAATAAAAAGATGATAGATATTTATAAATGGACGATGTATTTCAAGAAAAAAAGCACTCTTTACGTAAATTATTAACTGATGAATCATATCATCATTTTTCAACCAAAATATCATCAGATGTAACAAAAAATGACCCAACCATTCATATATATTTACGACAAATTGCCGAAATATATATTTCAAATCCATCACAACTTTTTGATATACATTATGATGTTGAAACATTGAAAAAAGATTGGAATAATTTGGTCACAAAAGATGTTTCACAAAATATTCATTCCAAATGTAAAAGTGGTCATAAAATAATAGATATGTTTATGAGTCACATTTGGGACGTTCAAAATTACAAGGGAAAATCCATTCGTGGTAACATGAATCATGAAACAATGTATAAAGCGTTATTGTTAAACTTACAAATAAAAGATACACCTTATCGTAGCGAGTTACGAAGAAGTTTAGGATTTGTAATTGGTTTGAGTAATGTAACAAAATACAAAGCAGTTATGACTAAAAAAATATGTATCCATTTCAATGCTAAAAGTGTTTTTGACCCTTGTATTGGTTGGGGTGGGAGAATGTTAGGAACATTGTGCTTGGGTAATAAATATGTTGGTTGCGAACCCGACCATAATACATTTGAAAAATTACAACAAATATTAAAACATGAAAGCATACCAACAGACATCAAACCATTAGCCCATATTATTAACAAACCTTTTGAAATAGCAAAAGATGACATCAATGACATGTTTGATATGGTATTGACAAGTCCGCCATACTATAATTTAGAAGTATACACAAATGGATTACAATCTGTCAATACATATCCATCTTGGGAAGAATGGATAAAATGGTATGAAAATATGATACTTTTTTGTTTATCGAGGTTGAACCAAAATGGAACATCGTGTTGGAGTGTTAAAGATTTTAAAACGGATAAAAAGTATCCATTAGCATCATTGACTATCAAAATACATGACGACAATGGTTGGGAACTTGTCAAAACATTCAAAACAACTGGTTCATCACGACCAGCATCAATCTCAAAAATATCCGAGGAAATCACTTATTGTTTTAAAATAAAAAAAGATTCTTGAACAAAATCCAAGAAACTTTTACAAATCTTCTTCCGTTATTACAATTACAGTTTCATTTTCATATTTCAAAATAGTTGGAATGGTTTTTACACCATGTTTCAATCTCAATTGACAAAACAGATTAAAAGCATTTGGTTCATCAATGTCTAAATATTTAATGTCATTACGATTACTTAAACGCTCTTTTAATTTTTCACATGATACACACCATTTAGCAGTCAATACAGAATACATATATTACAACAACAAAACATTTTGAATCTTTTTACAAATTGTAAGCGTCAGTGGTAGATGCCTCGGCATGAACCAAGCCCTCAAAATCATCATTACAAGCACCGCATGCTTCAGCGACGGGCACTATATCACAGACGATGACATCAATTCCTTTTTTGATGTCATCAATATATTTGTTGGCTTGCTTCTTGTTCCATAGAGTTCCGTCCCAGTTAGGGACATGCTTTTTCAACCACTCCAATTGTGCCTTCTTGTTACAAACCATCGTGCTATCTTGTTTGCCCCTTTCTTTCATATTTGGTGGAAATGGTGGAATGTTCCTCTTTGATGCCTCTTTTGATTTTGCCTTTGCCTTTGCCTTGACCTCATCTGCTTTGCGTTTTTCCTCTGCTTTGGCGAGTTTCATCTTGTGTTCTTGTTCCTCTACCTCTTTCTCCAATTGAATACGTAATTTTTCTGCTTGTTCTGCTTTCTCTGCGAGTTCTCGTTGTTTTCTTATATGAGCACATTCTTCATCATGAACCTCCTTTGTTTCAAACTCAAATCCAAAGTTTTCATCTTCTTCAATGCGTCCAACCTTCATCAAAAACCGAATATAGGAAAACCAAAGCAAAGTCCAAGTTTCTACATCCATTTTATAT